GGTTTTGATCTCGGTCAGGCCGTTGGTACCCACCAGAGAGTCAGGCGAGTAGCCGGCGCCGTGGTTGAGGATGATTGCTACCTGACTGGTTTCGACCTCTTCACGCTGCTCGTAAAGCTTCCGGCCTACACCTTCCCACTCATGACCTCGCTCGGTATGCCGATTCCCAGTGAATGGGTCAGCAGCCTCACCGGTGATACGCTCGCCGATCAGCGTGTTCATGTAGCTGAATGCACCCACGCCGAAACCAGCCTCACCCTTGCCGTTGGTAAGCAGGCACTCCAGCTCAGAGCAAGTGACGATACCCAGGCGCAGGGCCAGCCACTCTGGCGAACCCTGCTCAACCTCAGTGATTATCTGCATGATCTACACCTGCTGATTGTTGGTTGCTGATTTGGTTATGGCCGCGAGCACGCCGTCGAAGTTTTCCTTCGTGATATTTGCAGGCTCGCCATACAGCTCGGCGAACCTTTCTTGCGCCGTCTTGCTGCACTTAGTCAGGAGAGCTTGTATCTGTCCGGCCTGGGCCTTCGTAACCAGCTTTTCCGTGGTTTCTACATACCCATCGTTGTCGTTATCGTCGCCGCTGGTGATGTTGAGCAGGGCGCACATGACATAGCGCTTTCCGTAGGTGGTGGTAGAGCCAACCGACTGCACAGCGCTGCGTCCGGCGCCGATATCAAGCGGCAGGATCATAGTTGTTTCTTCGCGGTGCCCTGCCTTGTGCATCAGAATGCCGGTGATGCTAACGCCGGCGGCCTGGTTAACGATCTTGAACGACACACCAAAGCCAAACTTGGCCATGACCGGGCGCACGGCGTAGTTGATGTCGTCCAGATCGGCGTACATCTTCTTGGTGTGCGTGTTCTCGGTGCGCTTCTCGACAGATGGCATTTCGCACTGCATTTCAGCGAACGAGGCGTTGAAGGCTTCGAGCGCGGTTTTAGCTTCCATCCGGTCTTGAAGTGAGATCAGGCGCTCCAGCTTGTCCATGTCGCAGCGAGGATCAAGGGCAAGGCGGCTGATGGTCGACAACATGCTGATTTCCTGCGCCGGCTGGGCGGCCATTTGACGATCGCGCTCCAGCGGCATAATGATTTCTTGCGACATGGCTATAGCCTCAAAATTGGATAGTGATGTGGGGGACTTCGCCGCGAGCGATTTTCAGGACGATGGCCTTGGCTAGCTCTTCGCTGATGTTCATACCGATCAACGCCTGCTTGGCTTCGCCCAGGATTTTCGACTTGTGCGCTCGTCAGCCTGGCGCGCCTGTTGCTGGCGCAGGATTTCGTCTGCCGCTGCGTTCGCTCGGGCGACCTCATCCAGTCGAGCCTGCTCTACGGCTTCTTCCTGGCGGCGGATTGCATTGAGTCGCTCTTGCTGGGCGCCGCAACCGCAAGTGGCAGTTTCAAGCTCGTCAGGTTCTGGCTGATCGACCAGTTGGCAGTTTGTGCCGCCGCAGTACGGGCACTCGGTATGGGTCAAATTGCTGAATGGCCCGACCCATCGAATCCCTGTCTGGCTACAGTTTCCGCAGATCATCGTCATGGACGAACCCTCACCGCAATCCGGCCGCCCTTCATGGTTGGCGCCAGGCGCTGCGGCAGATCCCGCACCAGGTCCTCACGCTTACGGCCGATGAGCTCGTTGAAGGGAAGGCCGAAGCCCAGGATGGCAATGCGGCGCTCGATGTCGTCGATTTGCTCGTCGATCAGCGATTTCACGATTGGGGTGGTCATGCAGCCTCCTTGCGCGAGACCTTGTTGAGGCGTGCGCAGTAGTGGTCGAATTCCTTGAGAGTGATCGTTTCGTCAATCAAGAACTGGGCGATCATCCGCTGAACAATTAGCGCCTCATCCGCGGTGCTGGCGGCATGCGTGAGGCTTTCGAGTGCTTCGTCGATGAGGATGTGCGCGCTCATAGGTCACCATCCACATCGTCTTCGGCCGCTTCCCGCTCTGCTGCCACCGCGTCGGCGGCGTATGGCCTGAGCAGGTCAATGGCGATCCGTTCAGCGGCTTCGATGGGGTGTTGCTGGCCGATCAAGTCGGCAGCGTGGCCGCGTGAGTCGCCTTGGCTTCCCAGGATTGCCGACAGAAACAGGCGTGCGAACGAGTCGCGCTCGTCCAGGCCGTCGATCTGGCGCTGATTCAGGATGCCTTGCAGGTAGGTGCAGTACCGTTTAAAGGTAACTTCCTGCTGACGACCGTGGCGGCGCTTCCAGGTGATATCGGCGCCGCACACCAGGCGCTCCGCCGAATGCTCAAGCCAGTCGTTCAGCTCGTCGCTCTCGCTGACCTCTGGAGGCAACTGGGCGTCGTAACGCTCTTGGCATAATTTCAATACTGCGCTCATGCGGCCTCCGGCCAATGGCGTTCGATGCTTTCTTTTGCGTAAGGCGACAGGCGCCGGTATCCGTCCACCGAGCCGCAACCAGGCATGGTTCCTTCCAGCTCAACACAGGCGCGGACATCGCAACGCCTCGAGCATACCCAGCCGCCGTAGTGGCAGCGGTGGACAGTTCCGCCAGGCTCGGGGTGGTAGGCAAGCCCGGCTTTCCATGACGGCGACCCGCGCAACTTGAGGCCGCATCCTCGGCACACCGCTTGAGTTTCAGTACAGTTATGCATGGCGACCTCCAGTGTTTGGGGTTAGGCGGTAGCCCTGGCGATGGCGGCTTCAGCGGTTGCCAGGGCGGCGTGGTATTTGCTGAGGTGCGCGGCGCCGAGCCTTGCCAGCCCGACGAGGTTTGTCAGGCTTTCCAGCAGGTCGCGAGAGGCCGCCATTGCCTTCGCGGTGGCAAGCGCTTCGGCGTGGCTTATCGCGCAATCAGCAATCACCGGGTGTGCATCGCGCTGAACCACAATCGCAACACCCTGATATGCCGGGCTGCGATCTATATCGATGATGCGATAGCCGCCTGTGACCGCGACCTCTTCAACTTGAAGTGCCATGTCGTTTCCTCTGTGGTTCACCTGTATTCGTCAACACTCATGCCTCCCACTGGTTGCCGATGGGCGCGGGGGAGGAGTGCTGACGTAATAGAGGCGAGAAGGGTGGGTGCCGTCTTTCCGGCTGTCAGAGATTGAGTTATCGACGCCTCCCACGCCGTCGGTTAATGGCACCGAACGCCTGATGCAGATGCCCGGTACTGATCTCCGGGTTTCGATTGTCCTGACCTTGATCAGAGCCTGAGCCGTGATCGCCACGCTCCTGTCCGACTGGAAGCAATGTCGGTATGGGTGCCAGTCAGTTATTGCCCATCAGCCTGGGCGTTCATCTGCATCGGGGTGTGATCTGTCCGGACCGCAAATCCCGGTTGACACCAACAGGTGTGCCTCCCTGCCACGCCATCGCAATTGCTTGCCGCCGGGCGTGAACAAACTATCTTCCCGAGGTCGTTGACCCTCGCGTTTCGGCTGTTTGCATGCGCGGTTAGCCTGCATGCTCGACAGATCACACTCCGATACAGCCTCTCCCTATACGAGTCTCCCCAAGGAAAGGATCGGGCCAATTTTCGTCTGGCGGACGTGCAAGTAGAGGGTTATGCCGCTACCGATTGATTCATCAGTTCGGCGTAAGCGCTGAGCGCTTCTTCGCGGGTATCGCCGAATGCGTAGTTTGCCGACGACTGCAGGTCTTCAAACCCTTCGCCGACCACGCACCATGCGCTGCCGTCCTTCATCACGCGGATGGCCCACCAAGGCTTCTGGAATCCATCTGTCCGGCAGGTATTGCAGGCCCAGGTGCCGCCGTAGACAAAGCCGGTCTGCTTGCACTGGCCGTGCGGAAAGGGGTGAATGAAGTAGATCTTCCCTTCTTTGATCATTTCGTCGGCCTTCCACCACCCCTGCATACGCTCCGACTTGTATGCGCCGTCGATGGCATCCTCAAACTCAACGCCTTGAACGCGAGAGTTGAAGCCGCCGCCAAAATGGGCATCGAGGCTGGATGGTTTGAATATCTGGTAGGCGTATTGGATCTTACTTGGCTGCTTGCTCATGGCTTGCTCCAATTGGAATGGGCTTCCAAATACCTCCAGGGGGTCTAGAGGCATTTGTGAAACCAGATGGCTACCTGAATCAGCAGGGAGCCATCTGTACCCGGTCACGCTACTGGCGTCAGGCCGGGGTGGTTCGTAAGCGCTGGTGATGCAGGGGGCCGCTTTGCGCGGTGTGTAGTGGTCATCCGCATCGGATATAGCTCGAATCCCTCCGAGTGTTGCCCGTCTACGCCGCGGCAAGTTCCGCTCAGGCTCGGGACAAGGTGGCCACCCTGCTATCACGCAGAAGGCCGAGCTATATCCAATGCGCTCTCATAGAGAGGATCGGGCAGTTAACGACAGGCTGTCGTGGCTCAGGTCCATGCATTCCGTTTCGAGCGCTGCCAATGACAGCTACGCGATCTGCAGCGGGACCTGATCCTCTTCCAGTATCAGTCCTTGCTCACGACAGAACTGGATCTCTGCGTCGTACCCAGCGCGAGCCAGAACCAGCTGGCCGTTCTGGTCGTAGACCGCTCGGTGATGGCCGGCGCCACTCTTGCGTGGCGTTCGCTCAACCGTATAGCCGTGGCGCTGGTAGCAGCCGTTGGGGCTGTTTTGGTTTGGGTTCGGCATCGTCTTGCCCTCGGTTGTTTTCAGGTTCTTGCGAGTTGGTTTGCCCGATCCATCAGTGCGGCGCAGACTCGCTCGTCGTATCGGTCAGTGGTTCGATACCTATCAACCACTTCAGCTATTACCGAAGACTTGGCCTTGGCCCAGGCTTGATGTGCCTCTTCGGCAGTTTCATAAACGCCCAGGCCAACCCGCTTACTATCAGCCAGTCGAATACGAGCAGCGAATGGCATGCCTCTGGCGTTTCGCGTCACGCCAATTGGTAGATCACCCCGCACCGCGGCGCAGTCATTCATTAGCGTGTTGATGTATACGGGGACAAAAACGGACGTCTCCGGGCAATACAGCTTTTCCCAGGGGCGAAGAATGTCTTTGTCCAAGTGGTTGCCATGCCATGGTTGCTGCTCCATCCATTCCTTGAACTTCATGAACGAACGCCACTCTTCAGAGACCTTGCAACCGTCATAGCCGGGTCGACGAACCGCTTCCTTCCCGTAGCAGCGGCCAATGATTCCTTTCCATCTGCTGTAGTAAGGGCTGATCGGCTTACTTGCCGAGGCGCAGCCCTTGGGCTCGTCGTTGATTCCGAATCCCTTGATCAGTCCTCTGTGCGACATATCTTGTCTCCACTGAATTCAACAATGCCGCCTCATAGAAGCGGCATCAGTAAATCTGTGGGTGTTGCATCTCCACCACGCATCGGTCCGAGTCGTCTCTCACCGGCGCCGCACATTTCGTGTTCGATGCGTTGCCAGTTTGTGTGCGTGGTTTCGCGTACTCACATGTGGGAGTACGGCAGCTACCAGAGGCTGCATGGACGACGGTTTAGCTTTCTCACCACCGGGGTTGCCGGTACGTCGTTGGGTCACGTCAGGTTGTGTAAAGAGCGGCGAGGCCGGAGCCCCTGGCGAGTCCCTGTTGGGTAACTCGATGGGGTAAATATGAACTATAGGTTCACATATCGTCAAGTACCAAAAGTACATATTTCTCTCGCGAGTACAGAAATCCAGGAAATCCAGACGATAGTAGTAGGGGTATTTACCGAGAACCGATGGTTCGCTATGATTTTGCTATTACTGGATATTTATACAGCTAAAGGGGTTTGAAATGGCTAAGTCTCAGAAGCAACCGAAACCGGCAGCACGCCAGGAAATGAACGGAGTAGAGCGCTTGGGGCTGCGCGTCTCATCAATGATCAATCATCCAGTGGCACAGGCGCAGCGCTGGGTAACGATTCATCGCCTGGACACGGACGGGATTCGGGAGTGGGAGGAGGTACTGGGGGTGATCGCCGACACGGACGAGCTTGAGTTGACGCTCAATGACGACGGCAGCGTTACGGTGAGGTGGGAGCAGCAGGAAGTCGAGCCAGTGGGTAGGATGGAGGCCGAACTCGAAACCGAAGAGGAGCCTGCGCCTTTCTGAAGGGCATGAAAAAGCCCGCGATAGGCGGGCTTTGGAATCCTTAGCCTTTTTGCTCCTGTTGCTGAAGACAGGCCTGGAAGATGGTATCTCTGAAATTCACGATCGCCTTCTCTTTGTACTCAGGAGATGAGTAGGCGCTCTCTTTGTAAGCACCATCAATGAGCATTTTGAAGACTCTTGACGTATAGCTGTCATCGGTCACGGACGCCTCGTACATTTTTGCCATGGGCACGCCGTTTTGGCGGGCCTTCATGACAGACTCAGCCATCTTATCCATTTGAGGGCAATCGTATGCTTTGTCTGCTGCAATGGCGGATGAGGTCGTAACCGCCGATATAAGAAAGGCCGCGATTATAGCTTTCATTGGATCCCTCCCATAATTGAGCCCGCACTTTACCATTCGTGGCGTACAGCCACCATTGGAAGGGAAGGCGGTTAATCCGACCCCTGGGCCTTCAGCCTGGCCAGGCCTTGCTTGATGTACCCCGCATTTTCCCCAATCGTCTTCAGGGCGCCACGGATGTTTTCGTCGACGTGCGCCCCACCTTGCCGCTCAGCCCACAGCGAGAGCTCCATTATGGCTGCCTCTAGGGCGAGCTGATTCTCGTAGATACGCTCGAGCATATCGGGAAGAGAGTAGGGCGCAGGCATTTTCATGACTCCAATACAGGGGGCCAAAAGCAGTGCGGACAGAAACAAGAAGCCCGCGCTGGGCGGGCTTCGCTGACTGGCAATTAATTTGCCGTTGGCGGGGTCGCTATTTCATAAAGGACATCAAACCCGTCCTGAGTGTTAGGCACCATGCTGGCAAGGTGCTTGTACTGTGGCGATATAAAGACCTTGAGTGCCAGGCTTTTTTTCGGGCGAAAGAAGGTCGATATAGAAACCGCCGAATGGCTTGGGTTGTGTAGTCGTTTTAGAAGGTGTTCCGCTGCCGTAACGGCGTTTCGTTGGTCGTCATACATTGTGTCCACCGACTAGTTTTACCTCTAGGCCCTCCAGGATTGGCTCTAGTGGAAGAATGAAGGTCCGCATATCTCCTGGTGCGGAAGAGTCCGAACCGTCTGCAAACAATAGACCTACCGCACGAATTGGCGTTCCTTTAGCGTCGATTTCCACGACTAGCGAGCCAGAATCGCCCGCCGCTGAAAATGGTCCGGTGGTGCCATGCACTGAGTAGACATTGCCAAATAGGATGAATGCCGAAAACCCGTGCCCCGCAACGCTATACTTTATAGACACAGGACGGAGCTCTCGAGACACAATCCGACCTTCGGTATGCCCTGTCGTTCTTCCTACCTTTGATACCCGCATCCCCTCTACTGGGCTCCCTGTCTCCGAGGGAGTATCAAATGCGTTGCCCTGCATAGAGCTAACGAGGCTTTCGTTAGGAAGCTCGAAAACGGCAGCGTCAAGATTTGACTGAATATCAAGATTGCCAACCGTGCCTATCTTCATTTCCAGTGCTTTGACGTGAAAGCCTAGAGTGATAGGCGCCATGGTGTACGGTCCGACGTCGAGAACGCCTGGCGCCAGGATCGGTGTTCCAACAAGAGTATGGCTGCAAAGGGCGGTCACGTGGTTGTTAGTGAGGCCCATGAGCTTGTCTTGCTTGTCCCGAACAAGCGCCCCCATCGTACCTGCTGAGCAATCATTGCCAGGAGAGATCGATGATCCGCAAGTGTAGTGCTCGGCCTGGGCTGTCTTGTGGATCGAGCAAACCGCGCCTTGTGGCTTGTTCACTTCGCGGCCAATTGGATCGACTGAGCCTTGGGGGTATGCAATTCCAACACCCAGGAAATTAGATGGCAGAACCTGCAAATCCTTATTGGCTATTTTTTTCTTTGTATAAATGTAAATCGTATGGCCTGGCTCATTGTAGGAAATGGAGTGAATTCCTTTGGCGCGCAGGATTGCTTCAGCGTCCGCGGAAAATCCCACTTTTTCTACATCCGCCAGATAAAACGCTTCGGTAGCCGCATCCAGCCCTTCCACCAAGCCTTTTGAGATAGCCCATTTGCCCAGTCCGCTTGCAACCTCGTGGGTTGAAAGTTCCTTTTTCATCTGAGGCTGCTGCATGTTTTGGCCTTTTACAATGCGATAAAATTATTTTTAGTTAAACGCGCCAGATCACACCGGCTGTCCGTTCCACACGTAAAGCACCCGAGCCAGAATATGGGTGTCATCCACCCGTATATCTTCTGGTTCATGGTGCTTGTTGTCCGAGATCATCTTGAAGCGATCCTTGCCTTTCTTCTGCAGGCGCTTCACGTACAGCATCTCGTCGTGGGAGAAGAGGTAAATACCGTCTCCAGTGAACTCCCGGATCGTGATGTCCACGAGCAGGGGGTCGCGATCTTTGATCGTCGGCGCCATCGACTGACCCCACCCAGTGATCATCTTGAGGTGGAAGTGCTCTTTGAACGTGACGCCCATCTCGCGCAGGTGCTTGGGGCTGACCCGTATGTCCTGAAGCATCTCTGGGAATTCGTGCGGGATCTGCCCGCCGCCCATCGCTGCGCGCACGTCGTAGTGCGCGATCCACACCTCATCGCCTACCTGGCCGGGGCGCGAGAAGTCGACAGTGATCACGTTGCTCGCAGGCTCATTTGCCGCTGAAGCAATGCGCTGGCGTACTTCTTTTGGTAAACCCTTTCCGTGCTTTTCAAGCATGTCACGCACTAGATCGGCGGCAGATAGTGTATCTGCGCTAGCTGGGTCTTTGACCTTGCGCAAGCTGGAGTGGCCCGGCTCATCACCTGACCCATGCTGTAGCCACTCAATTTTCACATCGAGCGCCTCAGCTATAGCCTGCATTTTTGCCGGACCTGGTATCGCCTCGCCGTTCAGCCATTTGCTGGCTGCCTTCGGGGTGACCTTGGCTATTTCAGACAGCCGAGCGCCCGCGCCCCATTGATCGATGCCTTTTGCGGCAACGGATTTTTTGAGGCGAGAGGCAAACGCTGCGCGTATCTCTTCGATTTGAACCATAGGTTCAATATCGCATGGCCTTGCATGTACTTTCAGTTCCGACATAATATGTACTGCAAGTTCATATTTCGCTTGGAGGCCACATGAGCCCGCTTAAGAAATCAATTGATGATGCCGGCGGCGTTCCGGTGGTTGCCCTGGCATGCGGCAAGACGCCTCGGGCCGTTTACAAGTGGCTTACCGCCGACTGCCTGCCCCGCACCGAATACACCGGAGAGACACGGTACGCAGAAAGAATCGCGGCCCTAGCTTCTGCTAACGGCAAGCCATTCGAACCTTCTTGGCTTCTTTCCGAGGCCCATCCGAAGAAGACAGCCGCCTGACATCCCTGTCCGCCGTTCCATTGAGTAAATGATCGCCTCTGCACCTGCAGGGCGCCACGTAAAGAATTTCGAGGTGTTACATGCAGGACTTGATGAAGGCGATCTATGACGTGGTGGACGACCACGGGGCAGGGCGGATTGCGGAGGGCGCCAGCTTCTCTTCGAAGACGCTGCTTTCCCAGAAGGCGAACCCGGACTACGACAGCCACAAGCTGAACGTCCAGGAGCTGCACCGGATTATGAAGTTCACCCAGGACTTCCGCCCACTGAAGGCTTGGGCCGAGGCTTTCGGCTTCGACCTGGTACCGAAGGACAAACCAGAAGGAATCAACCTCAACTCCGCGCTACTGCGCTTGCACGCCGATCTGGCTGACGTGACCCGCCTTGCGTTCGACGCCCAGGCCGATGGCCGCGTTTGCACTCGCGAGAAGTCCGAGCTGCTCAAGGAGGCAGAGGAAGTGATCGTCAGCCTGGAAGTGTTCAAGCAGTCCGTGAAGGCGGCCTGAATTACAGACACAAAAAAGCCACCGGACGAGGGTGGCTTTTTCTACAGCGGTAAACAACTGGAGCGAATCATGCACCAACACACCGAATCGATCAATACCCCCAACAATCTCGCGCCACGTTTTTCGCAATCAGAAAACGTGGCGCGCAATTCAGCAGTGATTCCGTTCGACTTCGACGGCGCCGCAATCCGGGTCATCACTGACAAGCTCGGTGATCCGTGGTTTGTCGCGCGCGATGTCGCTGATGCCCTCGGTTACTCCAAGCCGGAGAATGCCGTGGCCCGCCACTGCAAGGCTGCGACCACTACCCCGAAACAGGGTGGTGGTTTCATGACCATTATTCCCGAGCGCGACCTGTACCGACTGGTGATGAAGTCGAAACTGCCGGCCGCCGAGAAGTTCGAAGAGTGGGTGGTTGGGCAGGTGCTGCCGAGCATTCGCAAGACCGGCACCTTTTCCACCCAGGGCCCGAATAACTCCAAGATCGTCGGCGAGCTGGCGATTCTCGAATGCTTCGACCGTCTGCTGAAGCCTGCGAACTCCAGCAAGATGATGATGCTGGCCAAGATCGCCGCCAACAACGGCCTGGACGCCAAGTTCCTTCCAGGCTACGCCATTGACGCCGCACCAGATGCCGCTGGCGGCTCTTCGATGCCTACCAAGGCAATCACCGCTCTGATCAAAGATCACGCCATCGCCAGCACCGCCCGCGCCTTCAACCTTGCATTTGAGGCCCACGGCTTCCTCAAGGTGCTCCAGCGCAAAAACTCCAAGCAGGAAATGGTGGACTTCTGGTCTGTGACCGAGAAGGGCATGGCCTACGGCAAGAACCTCACCAGCCCTCAATGCCCCCGCGAGACGCAGCCTCACTGGTACGTGGATCGCTTCCTTGAATTGGCCGCTAAGGTCGGGAAGGCCTGACATGCAATACACCGTCACGATTAACCAGGTGAAGGCGCTGGAGTGGGGGCTGAATTCTCAGCAGGCCCTGCTGTTTGCCTTCGTATACGGCTGCCCGAGCTGGACCAAGCCAATCAAGACCGATGACGGGGTCTTCTTCGCGCTGAGCAAGGCAAAGATCACTGAGGAGCTGCCGCTGCTCACTGACAAGCCAGACACCGCTTACCGCATGCTGAAGGCCCTGGAAGAGGCCGGTTTGATTGAGCTTTCCAGCACTTCGAACATCACGCTTTTTCGCCTTACCGAGAAGGCCATCGAGTGGAACCAGAAGCTTGATGGGTCGGAGAAATATCCGACCCCACCAAAAAACAAAGGTCGGAAAAATATCCGATCTACCTCGGATAAATCTCCGAGCAAGGTCGGAAAAAAATCCGAGCAAGGGTCGGATAAATCTCCGACAAATCAGGATACCAATCATCAGGGTACCAATCAGGGCACCAGTCAGGACTTGCAGGACGCCACCGGCAAGCCGGCTCAGTCCCGCGGCTTGGTGCTGGTGGTTGATCGTACCGATACCCCACGGGTCGAGATCCCCGCCGACATGCCGGGCCCCAAAGACCAGACCTGCAAAACCTTCAAGGTCTGGGCGAACTACGCCATGGCTTACCGCAAACGCTACAGCGCCTGGCCGGTGTGGAATGCCAAGGTCGGCGGCCAGCTCGGCCAACTGGTTGACCGCCTCGGCGCCGATGTCGCCCACCACGTCGCCGCTCACTTCCTGAAAACCAGCGATGCCGCTGTGCTGCGCAAGTGCCACAGCCTCAACGAGCTGCTGGCCAACGCTGAGAGCTACCACACGCAATGGGTGACCGGGCAACGCATCAACGGCACGACAGCACGCCAGATGGAGCGGACTGAAGCGAACCATTCCGCAGCGGAGCAGGCCGCCCAGATGGTTCTGGCCAAACGCCAAGCAGGTGACCGCAATGAATACCTCTGAAATGAACGACCAGCAGGTTGCCGGGCTGGCCGCCGCCATCTGCGCCACAGCCGAGGCCATGGGCCAGGAAATGAACCCAGGCACTGCCGCAATGATGGCCGAAGACCTCTGCGCGTATCCGGTGCCGGTCGTCAAAGCCGCGTTGAAGGCCTGTCGCTTCGAGGTGAAGGGCAAGCTGGCGATGGCCGACATCCTCCAGCGCGTCCAATCCTCCGATGGGCGCCCGGGCAAAGATGAGGCCTGGGCCATCGCCATGACCACCAACGACGAATTTGAAACTGTGGTGCTGACCGACGAGATCCAACTGGCCCTGGCTGCTGCGAAACCCATCTTGGATGGCGGCGACAAGATCGGTGCGCGCATGGCGTTTATCGACGCATACCAGCGGTTTGTGATCCAGGCCCGCGAGGATGCGAAGCCGGTCAACTGGCACGTGTCCGTGGGCTTCGATGCCAACCGCCGCATCCAGGCTGTGACCAAGGCGATGGAGCTGAAGCGCATTCCTCGTGAGCACGCCCAGAAGTACCTGGCGGACCTGAGTATTGATCCAGTTACGGAAGACGGTCGCGCAATTGCTGGACTACTCACCGGCACCGTTACGCGGCCAGCGCCCGCTCTCCGGGAAAGGCTCGAACTAGTGAAGTCTTCGATGCTGGAGATGCGAGCCGCCAGCGCCGAGAAAAAAGACGAAATACGAATCGAGGCTGCCAACGAGCTGGCCGACCGCCGCGCACTACTGATCAAGCAGGCCCAGGAACTGGAAGAGAAGAGGGCGGCACAATGAACGAATCCAGGCAGCAACAGATTCTCGCCGGGCAGTCCTCGATCGCACAGAAGGTTTTCACCCTTGTTCCCATTCAGGCGGCTTGGAGCAATCACGAAATCCACGGCGCCGCCCTCACAGCCAAGGCCACGGGCGCATCGCCCTATGCCATCCGCCGTGCTCTCGGTGAGCTCAAGGAAGCCGGCCTGATCCGTGAGCCGGTCGGCGGCAAATTCCAGCGTGATGCAGCAACCCCAAAACCAGCCAAGGAGCAAGCCGTGACTCAGGTAGCCAAGCAAACCGTTGTTTCGATCAAGAAGCCCGAAGGCGCCCTGGATGTCCTGGCCAGCCTCTCCGGCGAAGTTGTGAATCTGGCCGAAGATTTCAGCAAGCGCATGAAGGCTTTGGCCGCTCGTATCGAAGAAGTGGCGCTTTCGGTGGAGGCTGAGCGGGAAACCAACGCAGCTGCCGTGGGCAAGTTGAAACAGCTGCAGGAGCTGCTGAAGGGGATCTCGCAATGACCGACTACACCGAACTGAAGCGGCTGGCCGAGCATCACCTTTCGCTTGGGCACGCCTACACGGTAGCAACTCCATCCGCAGTCCTGGCCATGATCGCCGAGAACGAGGCCTTGCGCGATGATCTTGAGCAGATCCAGTACGACGCCAACGCTTGGCGCAATGGCGAAGAGTCGGTCTGGATCGAGGTCTTTCACAGTGAGGGTGACGATCCATTCATCAGCGCTATCAGCGGCCAGATCACCGTCGAACAGCTGGCCTTGATCCAGGCAGAAATCCTTGAATATCGGGATGACTATTTCGAGAAGGGTTCAGGACTTTACGTTTTCAAGTGCCGCCACTGCCAGGCTTATCACGACAACGTGGGCATGACTGAGCCCGCTCATTGGGAGACTGACTTTGAGTCGTACAGTCCTTTCCCGTGGGAAGAAGAGGGCGCCGCCATGAGCAAGGGAGAGCAGTCATGACTGCCAGCCTTTCACGCTCAGTCAGACTCCCGCAAGGCTTCCAAGCGATGGAGGCTGGCAACCAGATTCTAAATTTGCGCAAACCGCTCCGCAAGGTGGTGAATCATGGCTAAGCCGGCAAAGGCCCGCCCAATGCCTGTGTACCTGGTGCTGCGCCGCCTGGTAGATCCGGCCACCGGCAAGGAGGTGGCCGCGTTCGTGCCGTCCTCCGATGCAGACCGGTCGATCCTCCGCGAGCGGGATTTCCGGATCAACACCAAGATCCGCGCCGACCTCAAGCAGCCGCGCAACCCACGGTTCAATGGTTTGGTCCACGGCCTGGGCCGGGTGCTGAGCCAGAACATCGATCGGTTCTCTGGCAAGCAGTCCCACGACGCGATCAAGGCCCTGCAGCTGGAGTCGGGCGTGTACTGCGACGAGGAAGCTTTCGACATCCCCGGCCTGGGCCAGCTCACCCGCAAAACACCCCGCAGCCTTTCCTACGACTCGATGGGGGAAGAGACATTCCAAGACTTCTGGCGACAGTGCTGCGCGTACCTGGTGCTGCATGACTGGCCAACCCTCACCGAAGAGCGCCTGACCGAAATGGCAGAGTTTGAAGCATTCAAGGAGGCCGCATGAGCCATAACTTCAAGCCGGGCGACCTGGCGATGATCATTGGTGCCACCAAGCTGACTGACCAAATCGGAGTCGTGTGTGAGTTGGTTCAGTTTGTCCGGGATGGCGACGAATATCAGACCCCGAACAACAACCTGTGCCAAGCACGATTGAGCGCGTGGATTGTTGTTGGTGACTCGGTTAGCGGTCGCTACCTAGAGCGAAAAACTGGCAAGGAAGTAAGGACGCCCGGGCAGGCCCTGGTTTCAGAAAAGTTTTTGATGCCCCTGCGCGGCGATTTTGCGCCAGAGCAGCAGAAGTCGCGGGAGGTGGTCCTATGATTTGGCTTATCGCGCTGATCCTCGCCCTGGGCGGCCAAACCTTTGCAGCGGTGATTCTATGCCTCATCGCCGCCGTGATGGAGGCGTAACCATGAGCCTTCCATCGAAACAACCCAAGCCCAAGACCTGCAAGAACCCAGCATGCAGGGCCTCATTCGTCCCGCAGCGCCTCGGACAGGCGGTGTGCAGTCCGAAGTGCGGCCTGGCCATCAAGGACGTGAACCAGGATAGGGCGCGCAAGTCGCTGGCCCAGGTCGGCCGCGCTGATATCAAGGTGCGCAAGGAGAAGCTGAAGACCCGGGCGGATCACTTGCGCGAGGCCCAGGCCGCGGTGAATGAGTACGTGCGCCTGCGTGACGCGCACCTGCCGTGCATCAGTTGCGACTCGACGCCGAACGACAACGACCTCATGACCGGCAGCCGGTGGGACGCCGGGCATTACCGCTCCGTCGGCGCCTGCCCGGAGCTGCGCTTCGAGCCGCTGAACATCCACCGCCAGTGTGTGAAGTGCAACCGTAACCTGTCCGGCAATGCCGTGGAGTACCGCATCCGTCTGGTGCTGCGCATCGGCGCCGAGAAAGTGGCTTGGCTGGAAGGGCTGCACCCGGCCTGCAAGTACACCGTCGAAGAGATTAAGGCCATCAAGGCCAAATACCGGGCAAAGACCAGAGAGCTGAAAAAAGGGGAAGCCGCATGAAGCTGATCAACGCAAGGCAGGTATGGACTGAAGCACAGCACGAATCGAACGCGTCGATCAGCGCTGTAGCAATCGACAAGGCTCAATCGGCGCCGATCAAGAAGGGCGCACGCATGCGTCGGCACGAGGCAGTGTTCGCTGCGCTGGGGGAAGACAAGGAGGAGCGCATTCAGGTTGTGCGCCAGAAGATCAGCATCAGCGAGACGCGCGGTACACCGGTAGGCCGATCCACGGCCCGCGCCGCTCACCTGGCCACCATCGGTAAAGTGCTGCGGGCCATCGACACGCTTCCGTTCCAGGTGCAGCAGTTTGGGCACTACCTGTACCACCCTGCGATGAACATGAAGCACCTTCTGAACGCGGTGCTACTGGTCACTGCCAAGGCGGCGCTGCCAGACCTGACGTCGGCGAAGCGCGTGAAGGCGCAGTACCTGGTTACCCTGGCCCTGCAATCATACAAGGGTGAGGTGCACGGCGCGGCCGAGTGGGGCCCGGCGCGTGTCGCTGCAGAGATGATGACCTTCTTCGGCGCTTCAGTAGATCAGAACAACTGGAACCGGGACTGGCGAGACCTGTGGATTTCCCTGAGAAAGGTCATTGAGGAAGTGGATATACAGGCACAGCAGCCAGTTTGGCAGGTTATCCACTCGGAAAAAGATCAAGAAGCGGCATAATAGTATTGACATGAATGAATAATGCAGGTACTTTTCCCATAGTGCACAAGTAACGCGAAACGCACACGAAACCCTGAACCCGGCCAAGCGCCGGGTTTTTGTATTAAAGGTTTCAGCTTTGCAGACGACATACCGGCGTTGATATCAAAACGCCGGAGCTAAAAATGGGATTTTTCGATAAGGTCAAGGAGCTAGCTCTCAAGGCTAAATGCGGAGTTGGCATTCACGCCGGCGATTATGCGAAGGCAGTTAATGGTCCTGCATGTCTGCTGGAAAAGACATGTCCTGACTGCTTTGAGCATGTCACCAAGCATAAGCACGAGCATGGAGAGTTCTCCTACAAAAACCATCACACTTGCACGATGATTCGCAACTGTGTGCATTGCGACCACGAAGACTCAAAGGTAAAGCATGAAGATTTCGTGGACATGGGAAGAGATGATTTTTGCAAGGTGCAGGAAAAATGCACCAGGTGCGGATTCACCCAGGTTAAAAAGGAAGACCACTACATGACTGAGGTCTCCCGTAATGATACGCACAAAACCCTATCCTGCATCCGCTGCAACAAGAGCGAGACGCAGAAGTTAGAGCGGTACTAGGTAGCAAAAGTTTTATAGAGCCCAGCCATCGCGCTGGGCTTTTTCGTTTTCGGCCCCGCCACACCCATTGCTCCGAGCTGGGAGTGTTGCTGGAGCTGAGTCAAATCTAAAAATTCTGGAGCTGAGCATGAGGAGCGAATACCGCCAAGCTGTCGAGGCTGTCATTGCGCAGGAGTCGAAGCTGGCAGAGGTGACTAAGCTGCATGCTGATGCCGCAGCTCGGGAGAAGCAGTTATCGGAAGCTCTGCGGTTAAATCAGGAGACGCTCGAGCGGTACGAGCGCCGAGTCGCTGAGCTTGAGTCGCAGATGACCTAAATACTTAGGGTGACTCAGAATCCGAGATACGAATCGAGCAAGCTCGGATACTTCAATGGGCCTTTTGTGGCTTTCTTTTTGTTGGTGACATCAATCACAACCATGATGTCCTTGGTTGAGTTGAAGTCGCTACCGACATACAAGGTCGAGCATAGATCTTCTGCTGTCGTATCCAGCTCAAAGCAGTAAAAGGACGTAGTTTCGTCCCAGTGTTTGTAAGCCGTTAGTTCGTTAACTTTCTTCACGAACGAGTCGTATCGAGCTTGGCGTGAGTCGTCAGATTTAAACTAAAAAGTCACGATAAAATTTGCCATGGTTCCATCCGTTGTTGCGATTGTAGGAGTCACGACGATAGCACGGAGCCATATGCCCGCCACCCAGCGGGCTTTTTTTTCCTAACTCCCTGAAGGGGAGGAACTGAGATGGCTCCCATGCCCGAAAAAGACCCTAACTTGTGGGCCGCTGCATTTGCCTGGCTTGCAGCGCACCAGCCGCAACTCTATGCCTCTGGCTTATCGGTGCTCATTGCCATCCTGCGGGTTGTGTATGGCGGG